CCATTGGTACATTCCCCCCGCCTGTTCCGTATCGTGAAATAACTGTTGGCATAATGCCATCTTCATACACCCGAACATCATTTACACGGGTGCCATCAATGATTAAAACACTTGGCATTGAAGTAATCCCGCCCCCCGCTTTAATAGTTTGAAATGATTTGTCTGAAATATCAGCATTGTAAATATCAACACCAACTATTAGAACTGTTGCGTAAGCCTCTCCATTGTTATCCATTGAATTCAATGTTGGCACTACCCCCCCCGCAATCCAAGTTTCGTAATCTTCATTTGTCTGCGCCCGCTTAGCTTTCGTGAATGACAAGATCGGTTGCATCCTTGTAATCCCTTGCTTTAAGTGCAGATGATTTTGAATCTACTTCGTAATCTCCGAATCCGCGCATACGCGCAACGCTTGCTCCAATTGCGGTGGCAGTGTCTTTTCTCGTCTGTTTGCTCTGCGCAAGATACCCTGCGCGGCCTTCGGCGATAGCAAGTATTTCTTCAGGTGTTCCCCTTGAGTCTCCAAGACATCCGACAATGAACACTCTACGGCGGCGTTGGGGTACTCCGAAGTGTTGAGCATCAAGCACCCTGTAGGCGATGCGATACCCGCGCTCAACCAACGCTTCAAGAACAACGGCCATATCTGCGCCTTGATTGCTGGAAAGTAAACCAGGGACATTTTCGAGGATAAAATTTTGCGCTCTTGTTTCGTCAAGCAATCGGCAGATTTCCCAAAATAATCCTGATCGAGTACCACCCAATCCTGCTCGTTTTCCAGCCACTGATAAATCTTGACAGGGGAATCCACCTGTGATGATTCCATTTCTAGGTTCAAATCCTGCTGCAATGAGTTGTTCACCTGTTACCCCCGATATATCGCCAAAGATTGTTGACTCAGGAAAATGTCGGCGTAACACTTCCTGGGCTTTTTTATCCCATTCAACTGATGCAACTACTTTTACACCAGCCCGTTCTAAAGCTAAATCAAAACCACCTACACCTGCAAATAATGAAACTGCAGTAATCATTCACTCACCTCGCTAATACGCAATTGTGCAATTTCAAAATACTCTGCAGATTTTTCAATTCCAATAAAGTTTCGATTGAGTAATTTGCAGGCTAATCCAGTCGTACCTGAACCCATAAATGGATCAACAATTGTGTAATCAGGTGGCAAAATCCCCACAATTCTTTTCATAACCTCTAAAGGCATCTGACAAGGATGTGATGTTTTTTCTTTTGAAACATTTTTGACCTGATTTATCTCCCACCAGTCATAAAGCCTGGCTGATTTGCCATCAGCAATTCTTTGCAAAATACGCTTATCTGTTGGATTTTTGTAAGGTTGACCATATTGTTTGAAATCAGGTTTTATGCCAAAAAAAGCAATATCGCGATGTTGTTTTGGCGTGTTTGAGTTATACACCCAACTTATTACTTTGTCAGGAAATTCGCCAACCTGGAAAGCTATTTTATAGATTTCTTCAGGGTAATGAATAACAACAAAAGGTCCATATTGAAAAATTGATGCCAGCATTTCGTAATACTCATCGGAATCCATATTGTCTTTGTATTCGTTGTAGTGATAACCAATATTGAATGGTGGGTCAGTGACTATTACAAACTTTTTTTCACGCATCTTAATTTTGTGCATTTCTTCAAGACAATCGCCGTGTATCAGTTCAGTTTTCACTTGCTACCCCATCCTTCACCTTTGAAGATAGAAAGAATTGGCGTATAAATGCGCACCAACGGTTTTTCACAATCTTCACAATAAGGCATTTCTTTATGATTCATCGGCAAATTCATTTCAAAAGTATTGTTACAACTTTCGCATTTGAAATCATAATTTGGCACCGTTCCCCCGTTCGCTAGTCTTGCGTGGCGTTGCAGGAATCGAACCTGCAGTTGCATCCCCCGATGCAATCCCTCATCTGTGAACCATCACAACGCCGTTCTCTTGGTCAGAAAGGACAAACAACCAAGAAGTTTATTTAACTGGTGTTGCTCCCAATTGTGCAAGCAATGCTTGAACTGCAGGGTCGTTGATACTAGCAGATTGCGCAGGCGCAGCCGTGGCAGGCGCACTGGCACCTGCAATAAATGCGTTTGCCTTAGCCACTGCATCAGCATCGCCAGTTGCATCGAGCAGAATCCACGGCGCAGACTTTCCAGGCTTTGCCGTTCCCTGACCAATGCGTGCCAATACCTTTTGGCCAATCTTAGTTTTCAATGCGTTCTTCAAAGCTACATTGAAGAATAATACTGATTCGTGATTGAAGCCTGTATCTAAATCATTGATACGCACTTCAATTGCATCGGCATCACCGTGAACTGTTGCAATGCCTGTTTTGTATTCAATTGCTTCAAGAATCAATAGGTGGCCGTTAAGATCGGCAACCTTCACTGATTCGCTATTGCTACTTGGTGCTGAAAAAGCCATTTGGCTTTCCCCCGTTTCTTTTTGTTTGGTGTTAGTTTGTTTCTAACTCTGTTGGTGGTGTGAGTTCAGCCAATTCTTTGGCAATGTCATTGATTGTTTTAGCGGGAAATCCGCAATCGCAACCATCACGCTCACACATCTGTATCACCATTGCAAGCAACTGATAGGTCAGTGCTATAAGGTCGGTAGTAAGGGCAATACATACACATTCTTGATGGTGTTGAAGGGATCAGTGGCCACATGGCGGGATTCTCCTCAACATCAATGGTAGATAGCAATGAATACACCGAATCAAGGCGAGCAAGAGCATCAAGTGCTGCCTGCTCGTCATAATCAAATAGTTCAATGTGCATATCTTCAATTGACCCGCCAGTTGGCAGGTAGATAAGTCCAACTTTGTTAACAGTTACGCCAGTTTGTGCTTTGCCGTAACCATAAAGCTGAACTTGAGTAATCTGTTGGCTGGTGGCACCTTCACTGCGCTTGGCTTTGACACCTGCAGGTGATGTAGTTTTCCAGTCCAATACATAACCTTTTTCAATATCAAAAAGGTCAATAGTTCCTGAAAGGTTTGCTCGAATCTTTACTTTCTGCTCAACCTCATATTGTTCAGGCATCTTGGCAAAGATTTCTTCAAGAAATGAATGGATGGCGGTTCCGACATTGGCAGCCCAGGAACCGCCACCCGATTCATTTGCCTTATCCCAATCCAGCAACTTGTAAGCAAGTCTGCGTACACATTCTTGGCCAACTTCACTAGGTCCGATATAAACCTGTTGGCTTCGTGGTGACCATTTACTTGCTTCACTGATTATGCCGCCAAGTTCAACGGCTAATTGTTGTGCTGGCGAGTTCAAAGGCGTAAAAGTCATTTGTTAATCGTCCTCGTTCACAATAGAGAATCTTCGAGAAGTGGATACTACCTCAAGAGCATCTATAACTTGAGCAGGCAGGATTTCACGGGCGCGTTTGGTATCAAAGCGCCTTGTTTCAACAAATGTATAGCGAACAACAGGGCGGTTTAAGAACATACCCAATTGATTATCGCCCAATGCTCGCTCGATGTGTGCGCGAGCAACATCTGCAACTTCTTGCAGTTCTTTGATCTTGACTTGTGCAGATTTATATTGCTCAAGCCAAGCGGCGGTGTTGGCATCAAAGTCCACCACGCCTGTTTCTATTTCTACGCTCATACTAACCCCCATTAGTAATAGTTATTGCGTTTAAAATGTTCCCACGCCCCGCAAGGACCGCTGGAACCATATCTTCGGCCTATGTAGGCCAGTGCTGCAACAGTTTGAGCAACAGTAGATTTACTGCGCTTCATTCCTAGATTGCGATAAGTGCCATCCAATAACTGCCCAACACCTGATGCGGTGCTATTTGGATTCTTCTTATCTTGCCAGGCGCTTTCTTTGCCCATCAGGGCTGAAAAACACTTGAACTGTTTAGTTGTAAGTAGCTCGCGGGCTACTTCTTTGGCATTTACCTGCATCAACGCCGGGCGATCTTTGTAAATCACCAATTCGGGTATTGCAGGTGTTGCCGTTATTGCTTGAACCACCAATGAAGTCATAACGCTAACCGAAACGATTAGTGCAAGCCTTTTGATGAGCCTTTTATCTGTTGGTGTAATGGTTCTGCTCCTTGTTCAGTTGCTGCCAACTTCTTCAACACTCGCTTGGCATAACCAGGTGAGGTATCAAGTTGGGCGGCAATTTCGTTGGCAGAAATCCCTTTTTTATGCAATTGAATAATTGATAATGCAATCCCTTTGAAGGCATAACTTTTATTCTTTGCAATAACTACGGAATCTCGATCTGCAGGTGTTGACCCGCCCCAAAATCCGTGGGGAATCTGCTTTTCTAGTGCGTACTCCAAACACTCCTTTTCGTGAATACAACTTGCGCATATTGCTTTAAGTTGGTGCAGTCTTTCTGCCTCTTGTGTTCGGTTATCGGGAAAGAACAAGTCCTTATCCTCAACATCTGAACACTTTGCTTGAGCAAATCGTGGCAAATCAACAAAGAAGTCAAAACTTTTCAATGCTTTTCTGCTAACCATTGCTGCAAATCCTGGATTACCCAGGCTTGTTCAATCCCAGCGTTTCGGCGCTTGAGAATGATGTAATGCAATGGCACCTCGGATAAACCGCGAGCCTTTGCATAGTTTTCTGCCTCAACTTCAGCTTCACGCCAAAATTCAGGCAAACTTATTGTTTTACGATTCTTGAGTTCAAGAATGTATTGCTTGCCAGCGATGATTGCGACTAAATCGCCTTCATCATTCTTACCCGCCTTCACCAAACGCTCACACAAGGCACCAGCACCACGAAGCCAACGCATAACATCGGTTTCAAATTGTGCGCCTTTGCGCCCGTTTGGGTTAGCCATTAAAAGTTTGGAACTCCTTTGAGTCTTGGATAATTGCCTTGAGCCTCACGGCCAATGCGACCAAATTTTACTGCTCGAATTAAATCTTCAGCCAAAATCAAGGCTTCTTGCTCAGTCATACTGCAAAGCA